GCTTCAGCTGGAAAAGATGCACCTATTGTTGTAGGTTCTACCGGCGGAGTACCTTTTGAGGCCGTGTCTGTACCTAAGGACTTTAAGGACAAAAAGGCTATGCTAGCTCAGATGTTTGAGCAGCAGCTTAAGGCCGGACCAAACAGTCTATAAATAAAAAAGAATCCTCACTCCCCACCACTGGTGGGGATTCTTTTTTGCCTGTGTTACAATAAAGGTGTCTGTAAGTACAGCCCCTAAGGGGTCAGGGCAAAAGACTTGAGCGTATATCGCATTTCATTTATTCATACAAACAATCTAGGAGTCATTCACATGGCAGGACAATCCATTCTGACCTTTGCGTCAGAAGCAATCAAACTAGTGTATGGAGACCTTCACGAGCAGCTGCGCGACAAGAACCCTGCACTGCAGCTCATCGAGGCTTCATCCGCTAACATCACCAAGAACGGTAAAGAAGTTATCTTCGACACCCACATTGGACGTAACCAGGGAATCGGTGCACGTGGCGTTCGCGAGAAGCTACCTCTAGCCGGAGCTCAGAAGTACAAGCAGGCTCACCTGTACCTAACCAACCTATACGGATCCATCGAGGTTGACGGTCAGCTATTCGAGCAGGCTTCAGAGGACTACCAGTCCTTCATCAACGTTGTTGACAACGAAATCCGCGGTCTAAAGAAAGACCTAGCTAACGACCTAAACCGTCAGGTTTACGGCGATGGCTCAGGTAAGTTGGCAGTAGTAACTGGCCAGGACACCGGAGTTCTAGGAGTCGACTCAACTCACTTCCTAGAAGTAGGAATGGTGTTCGACGTTGTTGACCCAGCAACTGGTGTAAAGCAGCAGTCAGGCGCAGCAAGCTCTCTTGAGATCGTTGCAATCGACGAAGAAGAAAGCCAGATCACCGTTACCGGTACCCTAGGTACTTTCGGAACCAACATTAACGCAGGCGACATTCTAGTTCGTTCTTCCAACGGAGTAAACTCCTTCGGTAAGGAATGGACTGGTCTTGCAGCTATCGTTAACGACAGCACCGAGCTACACGAGATTGACCCAGAAGAGTACCCAGTCTGGAAGTCAACCGTTAAGACTCTAGGAACACCTGGAACATCCACCGGAACTCTAACCGAGCTCGCTCTTATCAACCTCGTTCAGAGCGTTGACAAGAAGGGTGGAGACGTAGACGTAATGCTAGCTAGCCCAGGCGTATTCAACGCTTACTGGGACTTGCTACAGGGTCTACGCCAATTCACCAACGGTGCAACCCTTGAGGGTGGACAGCGTGCATTCACATTCGATGCAGTTGGCAAGCCAATCAAGTTCGTATCCGACTACGCAGCTCCAGCAGGAACCGTCTACGCTCTATCGAGCAAGGAAATTGTTGTGAACCGCAAGAAGGACTGGGCATGGATGGACCGCGACGGATCAATGTGGTCCCGTGTCGCCGACACCGACGCCTACGAAGCTCGCATCTACCAGTACTCACAGCTTGGTACCTACCGCAGAAACGCACACGCGGTACTATCAAACATCACTGAGAAGTAAGAAGCGAATAATCGCCCGTAGGGATCAGGCCCCCGTCTCACCTGATCCCTACGGGTTTCAACTTAGGAGACAAAATGTCATATATAGAATTCGATAAAATCGATGGACTCTATTCAACCGATCACCGCAGAGTTGCGGAAGTAATCAGAGACCTATTTCCAACCGTAAGACTTATAAAGGTTGACTCCCTTCACCCAACCTACAACCCAGAAATGCCATTTGCGCTTGTTGACGAGCCACACATGCTACCCCCTTACGTAATTAGATACATGAAGCCATCTGAGGTTGATCAAAGACTTGTTGCGTGGCTAGTTGAAAATAACATGCATGATGCAAACTCAAAAGTTAATAGATTAAAGATTTTAGAAATGGCCGAAGCTGCCATGAAGGCCAAGCGTGAGTTAGAATGGATGGGGGAAAAGAAAGACATGATGAAGTCAATTATGAAGTCCAAGAAGCACGAGTACCGCCACGGCGGAAAGGTTATTAACAAATAATGCCAGCAGAAACTTTTACTAGAACCACACTAGACGTAGCAGATAGAGTCAAGGTCTCTTTTGGAGATACCTCAGGCTCGCAGATCACTGATGCCATGATCGTCAGATGGATCAACGACGGTCAGCAAGAAATAGTAAATAATAACGCAATCCTTAAGGACACCAAGTATTCTGACGTTGTGGCTGGTCAAGCAGACTACAGCTTCCCTTCTGACAAGGTTCAGTACATTGAAGCACTTTATGTTGATGGTCGCCCTGTTAGAAACGTTACCCCACAAGAATTTAGGGAGTACATTCTAAGAGAAGATCCTACCCTAGCCGCCAAGGCTGACATTCCGCTTCTTTGGCAAGAGCGTGCTGGAATAATCACCTTCTATCCAACTCCTCAAAAAGCATTTGAAGACGGGCTAAAGATGGAGTTTGTTAAGCAACCCGCCGTAGTTACGACTATAAGTGGATCAACCATTCTTAGCATTCCAGACCGCTACCTAAACGAGCTTGTCTCTTATGTAATGGCGCAAGCGCTAGAACTAGACGAGAATTTTAACGCAGCCGAGTTAAAGAGAGGACATTTTAGGGAAGGTCTTGACCGTCAGTACCTAAGGGAAAACACTTCTCAAATTTCGAAGTACCCTCAGGTTATGGCAGATCCGGACGACTACCTTGTCTGATCTAATTAGAGAGCGCTCTACACCACTTAATGACTTCTCTGGCGGTCTAAACAACTACTGGGACCCATCCTCGATTGCTGAGAATGAAGTTCCGTATCTTCTGAATATGGACTTTTCTCCTAACGGAGCATTGATCTCAAGACCGCCAATTATTGACAGCGGAATACCTTCACCAGTTACCGGTCAGTACATAGACATTCTTGGCTTCTACACACCAGCAAACGGTCCAAGATACATTGTCGCAACCACTAACGCAAAAACTTGGGTTAAGGATATTGACGAAGAAGATGCTTGGATTGAAGTTTGGGCTCACAAGGCATCTTCTTTTATTCAGTACAATGACGAGGCTGTATTTAGCAAAAAGACTACTGGGGGAATGAGATGGAAGTTGTCCGGTGGTGCAACTGCAATCTCAACTATGCCAGCTTTAGACGGTCTAGCAGTATTTAGGGACAGGTTTTTTGGCTGGGGTGTAGCCAACACAGCAAGTCAAACTAAGCTTTACTTTAGCGATATTATTACACTAGCTGAACCAACCGGTGTTTACACTTGGAATGCCGACTCTGTTTTTGAAGTTGGCCGCGGAGATGGTCAGCGCATTAGCTCTGTGATCGCTGACTACAGCAAGCTTATTATTTTTAAGAGCGCATCTACCTACACGTTGACTTATTCAGCGCTTGTTGAAGAAGGTATTATTTCTCTCATCCAACAGGGCATTGGAGCAGAAAACCCAGACTGCGTTGCTGTTTATCAAAACGGTTACGTAGTCCTTCACGATCAAATTTTATACAAATACATAAATGATCAATTCTCGCCACTAAACGCTCAAAAAGTAAACTTTAAGGGAGAAGAGCAGTTTCCAGGAATTGAGCCTACAGCGTGGAAAAAAGACTACGCAGTCTCTGTTTTTGGCGATCGTGCAATTGTTTGGTTTATTGGCGTTTCTTATGTGCTAAACCTACTTACAGGAACATGGAGTATCTGGGAATCTTCATCCTCAAGGCTTGCAATTGTAAAACAGCGTGCAAGACTAGCCGACGAAACATTGCCTTACGAAGTTGGCTACGGAATAAGCGGATCTCCTGATTCGGCTAAATGGAGGATCTACAGAATTGATAACGTTAACGTAAGCTCTATAGGATCTGAAGAGATCCAGTGTCAAGTAAGAACTAGGATCTACGACTTTAACACCCCTGCCGAATGGAAAAAGCTGTACTGGTGGGCAATCGACATGGTGGCATCCGGAGAAGTTAGAGCGGAAGCTCAAGTGGTTGGTCTGTTTACGTATCAAAACAACTGGCATCAATTGGATTCTTACACATGGGATTACTTAGAGCTTGGTACTTGGGATACTCCAATTAACGAAGCCCCTCCAATTGAAAGTATTAGGCAGATTCCAGAAGGCAAGCCTCAAAGAACCTTGCTTAAACTAGAGCAGGGATTGCGCTTTAGGCGCATATATTTTGAGGTATACTTTACTTGTGATGGCACCTCAGCCACCGCGCCTACACAGGTGTTTAGCATAACTCCAATGGTTGGAGAAAAGGCTAAGATGACCAAGGGAGTAAACTAATGGCAAAGTCTTTCGGTGCCCCTAGTTTTAACTCATTTGCTGCTGGCGCAAAGGTTTACGGTGGTGGTCGTTACAACCCAACAATGGGTCCAGTTGACAAGACTGGCTATGCAGAACGTGATAGAAAACTAAAGGTAAGAAGAAACGCAGTGCAGGCAAAACTTAAAGCGCAGTCAAAAGGTGCCTACGCAAGCTCGGACTCAATGAGGTTTAACTAATGGCGTACATAATCCCAGACAAGGGTCCTTCGGTTAAAAGGGTAGGTTCAAACCCTAATAAAAATAATAAAGACAACAAGCCAGTGTTTAATTCATTTAACGCATCAGCGCTAACAACACCGGCTCAAGCTCCGATCACACCTCAGTCCATTACACCAGCAGCGCCTGCAGCTCCTGCAGCCCCTAATCTAAACCCTAACGTTGCGGTAAATGACCCACTTTACCAGTACTACATGAACGAATCCCTTGGTGGATTTAGGGCTCAGAGCGTTAACGAGAGAGAGCGCCTTGCTAATCTTTACACTGACATTTACGGAGAAACAGGTCAGCTTAAGAACTTTGACACTCAGGCTACCCAGGATCAAAGAAGACTAGCTGCAGAGATGGCATCTAGGGGTACGCTTCGTAGCGGTGCTTACGCTGGAGGCGAGCGTGGCCTAGGAACTCAGCAACAGAAACAGCAAAGCTCTCAGCGTGCCGGAATTGAAAAAGGCTACACAGACCAGACCTCACCACAAGCTTTATTTGACATGGGCTTAACTCGCGGTCCTGACAACAAGGTCCGCGAGCTGGTCCAGGGTGAAACAACTTCTTGGAAGGATCCAGCTACTGGAGAAACCAAGTCAATGCAATACGACTGGACGCAGACAACTGCGGGAAGAGCTGCCAAGCAAGCCGCCTTGCAGCAATGGATGAGCAAACAACTAGCCGGCGTAACGAGTGTGATGTAAATGGCTGGCTACGATTCCGGCAAATATGTACCAAAGCCTGTTTATAGGGTAGGTGGTGGCTACAGTAACGTTGCTAACCCTCAAGGTTCTCAAGTTTTTAATGTGCCTGGCACAAAATCTTTTAGTAACGTTGCAAACCCTGTTTTTGGAAACATTACAGGAACTGGTGTAAATCAGAGATCAGCAGGTGCACCTAGTATTACTGACCTTACCAAGCTTGTATCAGGTGCTGCAAGTGCTGATGCTCAGGATAGACGAGACGGAAGGGGTATTGGTGGAGACACTGCCCCGCAAAGTGATCCATACCTAGACATGCTTTACGGGTTGATGGGACAAGCGGGACAGGGATCTGGACCCAACCTATCTGGGTTTAACAACGTCTTAGCCGAGCTTGAGTCAGAAAAAACTCGAGTAAGCGATCGTTACAAAAAGTACACTGGTCAGATTGCAGACATTTACGGCACTCTTACTGGCATTACTCAGGCAGACATCGCCAACATTGCTCCTAGAGGTGAAGCATTAAGAGCTGGCCTTTCCGCTCAAGAGGCTGAAAGAACCGCTGCTACTCGTGCAACTGAAGATGCAAGGCTTGCGACCGCTACTCAAGCCCGTGCTGAATTAGGGCTAGAAGATCTTGCCGGTCAGTACGCTGGTGGAGACATAGTTACACAGCAGGCAGAGGGTTCTATCTCAGACTCAGAAGCTCAGAGAAGTGCCGCTGAAAATACCTTGCTTGCTAACGAAGCAATTGCTCAGCAAGCAGGGCAAAACAGGATTACCGGTTACGGCTTACAGCAACAAGAATCAGCTGCTCAATTGCAAACTTCTTTGGAAGACGCTCTTGCTGCAATTAGGGCACAACAGGCTCAAATTGAAATGCAAAAATCACAGGCAGCTAGTAGCGGCAGTGGGCCAAACATTAATGCACAGTTGGCAATTTTAGATAAGATCCAGGCTTACTCAAACCCAGAAGCCCTTGGAGAGCCGACTCCTCTAGATATCTTTGAATCAAGAAACCCTGGACTAGGAACAACCGGCCGTACAGCCGCAGATACGTTTGCTGAATGGATAAGCAACACCGCTAACTATGACGCTATTCCTGCTGTGCGAAAGGGAGAAAAACCTAGCGCATCTCAGGTTGTTGGAGCATTCTTGACTCAGGTTGGACAGACTGTTCCTCAGGCTCAAAATTGGGCTAGAAACAGCAGCGTATTTAACTTACTTGTAGATTTAGCCAATACAGCAGAATAGCGTGAAACCGATCCCAGTATTGGTAGAGTGTATATATGTCGACTAGCAGTCTTTTTAATCAATATTTTGAGCAAGCAGCAAAACGCGCCGCTCAAAATAGGACTCCAGGTGCCACCCTTGGCGGACCAGCTGATCCGTTAAAGTCCTATTCGCTATTAAATCAGACGGCTGCACAAACTCCTGAATCCGAAATGGAAAGCGGTTGGAGCCTTGGTCAAAGTCTTATCGACATTCTTTCAACTGGATCATACGCTGGAGCTGGTCTAGGTAAAGGTATTGGAGAAGCTGCTCAAAAAATTCAGCAGGGCGATCTTTTTGGCGGCATCGGTTCTGTTCTTGCTGGCCCGGGTCAGGGTATTGCAGAACGTAGAACATGGTCAGATAACCTTAAAGACCTTGGAGTAGAAGAGGGACCTGCTTCTGGTTTTGGCCTTGCTATGGCTTATTCCTGGTGGAGCAATTGGTGCTGGAATAAAAGGAACAACCCGTGGTGTAGTTTCTGCAGCTGGTGCGACAAGAGCTGGCGTTACTTACTCAAAGCAAGCTTTCGAAGAAGCTTCAAAGAGATTAGCTAGCAATCGTCCAACTCTTCCAAACACAGAACAGACAATAAAAAACCTATCTCCGATGAGAGCAACACAGGCTGACATTACGGCAGATCTATTCCCAGCCACTGGTGTAAAGTCTTCTACCTTTAGCAGCACTGGCGCTAGAAACCTTTACGAGGGTATTCGTCAGGGAAACATCGAAAACTACGCAGAGTGGGCAGCGCTTCGCCGAGTTAACAAGGCGGCTAAGGCAGTTAAGAAGGATGCTAAGAGAGGCGACACTTACGCAACCGAAAAGTTTGAAAACAAGTTTAAGATCAATCCTGGCGACTTACTCGCCGGCACTGTTGCATCCGCTGCTAAAGTTGCGGACGACGTGACGCAAGGTGTTTCTACTACTGCTACAAAGCCAAACTTAGAAGCAGATATCCCTAATGTTGCGGCTGATGCAGCTCAGGCTGTTGAGGAAGCAGTTCAGACTAAAGGCTCTACTAAGTTTGCAAAAGATGTTGAAAAAGACATTGACGCTCCTGTCGAGGCTGCTGAGAACGTAATAGAGGCTGCAGGTGTTTCTGCCGTAAAGTCCATAAACTCTCAAGCTAGAGAAGTTTTAGATCCGTTTAAGCAGAAGTTCCTGAAGGTAAGGGGCATGGACGCTCCAGCTGTCAGCGTTGAATCTTTGGCAAAGGTAACTGCATCTCCACTTGCAGATGACATTGCAGAAAACTACGAAAAGCTAGTTAGCGATCCAACTAACCCTGAAGTTATCGCATCTTACAAAAAGCTTGCAGAAGAAGTTGAAGATCAATTTGAATTTATGACAAAGGATCCAGACGGACCACAAATAAACGTAAAGTTTGTCGATGAAGACCCTTACCAGATTGACGACAAGCCTAGCTCTAAACTCTTTATGGAAGATATCGTAAAGAACAAGCAACTGCAGGTATACAAGACAGCAGAGGAGCAGGCGCACCCGATACTTTCTAGCGACATAAACGACAAGTTCCGCGCTGTTCACGACTTCTTTGGTCACGCTGCTTCTGGTCGTGGAGTAGCCAAGGATGGCGAAGAAGCTGCTTGGATCTCTCACTCAACTATGTTTACTGAGCTTGCACGTAAAGCAATGACCACAGAAACTCGTGGACAAAACTCATGGGTGAACAGATATGGTCTAGATGAAACCGGCAAGCCTGTAAAGTATGCAGAACAAAAAGCAGCACTTCTTCCAGATGCGTACACGATGTTGCCTGCAGAATATGCCCGAGTAGAAAATCAAGTTGCCGTAACCAATGGGTTGATTGCTAGAACCGCTTCGATCATTGAAGACCTAAACGACCGCGTACTAGATGTTGCTGGCATGGTTTCAAGCCCACTAAAAGGCTTTGAGTACACTGAAAAAGATTTTGCTGCAATTAGAAAAGTTAGAGATCAGATCACTGACACTCAGCTAGTTAAGCCAGGATCTGACGACCACAAGTCTGTTGTTGACGCCCTTAGCGTAATGAGAGAAAGAATTGCTGGCGGTACTAGATTAAACAGAATTGCTGAAGACATCCAGGAAACCGCAAACTCCTTAACTGGTGAAGCAGGTCTTGCACTTAGAAACGTACTTAACACGCCAATAGATGCAACCGATTTACTAACTGCTGCCGCTAAAGCAGAGGGACGTAACCTTGACTTGCCACCAGCATTTAAGCCAATTGAATGGGCCCCTAAAGCTGGGTACTCTAAGCCAGACTTTACAGCGAAGGATATCGAGAAGTACTTCCCTGGTGATCCACTACTCACCGACGCTAAGAACCTAGAGCTAGCTATGGGTTCCGCTCTTCCTGCGGCTGTTCGTGCAATGAAGGGTGAGACAAAAGAGCAAGCTCTCGCAAGAAGACAGGCTTTGATCTGGGAAGACTTTAGAGTTCGTAACGCTGATCTAATTCCTGACGTAGACGCAGCACAGAAGGCAGAATGGGATGCTATTTACAACGCTGCAGTGTCTGATATTTTTGTTAGCTCTAAGGGTGCCCCAGTAGGAAAAGGAAAGCTGCCACTAGGTATTCCTGCAAGCGCTGTAGGATCTGCTGATGGTATTCCTACCGTAAACCTAGCAAAGCTGCTGAGTAGCATTCAGTCAACAATTATCCGTGAACCAATTCGAGCCACTCGTGGACTTGGTGCGCTAGAGCCTATTATTGCATCTTCGTTAGGAAGAAAAGTAAACGTTACACGAGAGATTCTTGAAAAAGAAGGCGGATCACTTAAGCTTGATGAATTGTTTAGCGAGATCCCTGACGATCAAGTTTTGACATACGTAAGTTCTGCTGCAAGAGGCGCTAAGTTTGATGTAGTAGATGCTAACAATAAATCTATCCCTAACCTTATGAGCAGCATCAGGGCTGGTGAAGGAGTTCCAGAAGGAGCAAAACTAGTTCCTAGATTGGGTAAAGATGGCAAGCCTGACGCAGCAGCTCAAGAGCTTATTGTAAAACTAAAGAGACTCAAGTCAGACATCCAAATTGACAGAATCCCTCCAGTTGTAAAAGACTGGGTTACTAAAAAACTTGACCTAGCTATCTCTAACACTGCAAAGACATCAGTTCGAATAAGTAGAGCTGTTGATGAAATGTTGCCAGACGAGATTGCAGCACTTGCACAAAGGCTTAAGGATGCTGCTCCTGCTATAAGGAGCTTTGATGACGCTAGGGTGTTTATCTCAAACTTCGACAACGCAATTGCAGTACTTGCAAAGAAGCCAAGGAAGAAGATCTACATTAAGAAGGAAGAGCTTCTTCCGTACAGAGGCGCTCGCAAAGCTGCTGTACCTCGTGATGAGTTTAGCGGTATGCCTATTCCTGGGGGCAAGCCATTCCCTCTAAGCGTAGATGGCATTGATACCTCTGATCAGACTATCCTTGCTGCAAGTGGCAAGCAGTACACTGGAAGAACCCCTGCAAAGGGTGCTGCCAGAGACAAGATGAACAGGCCTTACGAGTCTCAGTTTGCTGGAGGAAAAGAGCAGTTAGCCTCTGTTGCTAACGTAGCAAAAGCAATTGACACTATTTCCGGTGCAATTTCATCCAGAGAGTTACAGGCTTCTCCGGAACAAGCCTCATTACTAAAAGAGATCCTGGGTACCCTTGGTCGAAAAGTGGCTCCGGACTCTAGCCCTCAGCAAGTATTCGATGAGTTCCAAAAAGACTCAAAGATGCTCTACGAAGATCTAATTAAAAACATTGAATCTGCCGCAAAGAAAGAAGCGGTTATTGCTGCAGCTCCTAGGGCATTCAGTAAGTCAGTAGAGGAAAACATAGCTATAATAGAAGCTATCGAGAAGACTGATCCAGGCGAGCTGCAAAGAACCGTTATGCAATTAACCACAGACGCAGTTGGTCTAGTAGATGAAGCTTGTAGACTAAACTCTACTTCCGGCGGATCTGCACCTGCACAATTCCTAGAAAGGGTAATCACGGGACTCTAATGGCATCTAGATGTGTAATTGAAGTTGGCGAAGTTTTATCCAGCTATGCAAAAGAAAATCCAGTAGTAGGCGAATTAGTCTCTGGCTACGCAAAGACATTACGCGGCATTCAGGAAATTAATACCCCGAAGAGCGAGCGCGAAGTTTTGACTCGTGGTGCAAGTATTGGTTTGAGAGAAGCTGCAGCAAGATTTACTCGCGAGGGTGAGCTAGAAGAAACCTTTGTTCGTCCCGGCGACGTAACCATCAAGGCAGCAAAAGGTAAGATTAACAAAAGAGAAGCTCAGCAAGCTAGCATTATGAACCAGTGGGGTTTGGCTCCCGCTTACTCAGACATTGCAGGACTACAAAGAAGGTACACGACCTCCACGGGAGAATCTGGTGCTACTGCCATAAACGTTTTTGCTAAGCAGTTATACCTTCACGATTTAACTTTGAGAAGCTCTGGTATTCCTCTTTCAACTACAAAAGCTGGAGTGCAAGCCGGTAAGTTCTTTTACTCTTACTTAACCTTTGGTGACGTAGTGCAGATGTTTGCAAAAATGCGTCGCCCGAATTCAATTTCTAAATATTTCCTTCGCAGTCCTGAAGCTGCTAAAAATATTCAAAACCAAAACACTGCTGAAGCAGTTAGAAGAATTCTTGAGCACGGTGACACTTACGGAAAGATCAATCTTACAGATGACTACGATCTACTGAAGGCAGAAGTTCTTGACGCACTGAGAAACCCTAGCGGAATTGGTAAGCCACCTAAGGGCCCTAAGCGTGATGCTTATGAGTCTGCCATTAGCTGGGCTAACAGTCCTGAAGGGTTAAAACTTACTGACGAGCTTGCAGATGAATTACTTTCAGAAGATGTTGTTGTTAGCCTGATCAAGAACAACGAAGAGATGCGTTTGATCACAAACGTAATGTCCAATGGTGATGGAATCCAAATGGCAAGCAAGGTTCTAAAAATGATCACCGAATTGCCTTACAAGAACGAGCGTAACTATGCTTACGGAGACTTACTGCTTAGCAACAAGTTTAAAGAGATCTTTAACGAAGACGCTTTAGTTAATATGACTAACGATAAGTTGAACCTTGTTTTTGGAGAAAACTTCTTGGCCAGGTTCTTTAATGAATTAGATCCGGATTCCATCGTTGCTATAAAGACCCAAAAGAAGGCTGCTGACGGCATAGCTGCTGACGTCGCGGCAAAGAAAAAGGCCAAAAAAGAGGGTAAGCCTACTAACAAGCAAACCAACACAAACCGCGCCACTGCTGAGAGAACGGCCCAGGAGAGCTCTGCGGCCGCCTCAAAGGCTGCTGAGGACATGAAAGACCCTAACGTAGCACTGCAGGAAGCGAGCCTAGAAGGCTCACAGAAGGCACGACAGTACCAATTGGAGTTTGAGGTGGGTCCGCTCCTGGGAGGGGCTGTACGGGCCTTTGGATGGGTTAGCGATAAGGTTACAATGGGCGGCAAGATGAAGACCTCTATTATCGGTGTAGAGCACTTCCGACTAGAAAATGCGGCCACCATGACAGCCCAGCTAGCCAAGCTGTTCAGGGCTGCCGGACAGGACACTGATCTAGTGAACAATACCTTCAGGGCCTTGCAAAAAGGAACTCCGATTGAGGGTATGCCTGAGGCTCAGCGTGCGCTTGCTCAGAATATGAGAAAGTTTGTTGACGACATCTTTGGCTTTGGTGAGAGAAACAACCTAAAAATGAATGGCATCTTTGCCAGCGAATTTACTACAAGCTTAAAGTACCTTGGTTTAGGCAAGTTAGCAGATGAGCTAAAAGCAACCGATGGCTTTGCGGATGATTCCTTAGGTGAGTGGTGGAAGACTGTAGAGCTTACCGAAGGTCAGAATGCTTTGACAATGATGGCCAAGGTTTACTCTGCAATGCAACTATCGAGGATCAAGCCAACCATTGCGTCTACCTTAAGACATCACTTTAGTCACACTGCAGAAGGCTTAACCTACGATCAAGCACTCAAGCTTGGGTACAAAGCTTTGGCAGAGACAACACCACTTGCAAGATTTATTAACATTGGTGAAAAGCCAGTGTTGTTCCACCCTGAGGTTATTCGTAACCTAGGAGCAGTAAACGCTCACCTTGAGTTTGAACGCGGATTCAAGAGCGAGGGTTGGCAAAAATTCTGGAACAAGCTAGACCCAACAATTGGTGTGCTTAAGTCATCTCTAACAATCTGGAGACCTGGGCACCACATGGTTAGCTTGCTAGGTAACACCTTGTTTAACGCAACTTACGGTGTAAGCGCTAACGACTACGGTGCTGCTTTGCTTATGCTTAGAACTCGTGGCGACGTTCTTGACATTGACGAAGCTGCCCTTACTGCAGCGTTAAGAGAAGGTACTCCAGAAGGCTACAAGCTTAAGGGTGACGGAAAGACTTGGCCAATACTAATTGGCGGTAAAGTACAAGAGGTTCCAATCGAATTGCTTCTTCGCGGTGCCGACGAAATTGGTGGTGTCCCAATCTCACCAAGAAGAGTTAAAGACCTTCCAAACGACATGGATCCTCAGAACTTTGGTGTAGAGGGTTGGGTCCAGAGAACTCCGGGCGCAAAGCAGATTGCAAACTTTGACCACACGCTTGCAAAGATCGGTGCTGTTCGAGACAACCTTGGAAGATACGCTTTGTTCATGCGTGAGCTTCGTAGAGGCGGATACAACTCTATTGAAGATGCAATTCTTGCAGCATCACAAAGAGTGCACGAAGTGCACCCGACTGTTGGAACTTTGACTGACGTTGAAAGAAAGTATGCTAGACGAGCTTTCTACTTCTACACCTGGCAGAAGCAGGCACTATTTAAGATCATGGAGCTTGCCGCAAACCAGCCTTCACTGATCACTATGCCAAGCAAGGTTCAGTACGCTATTGCAACTGGTGCCGGAATGAATCCTGAAAGCTACGGAGATGGCTGGGACCCTGAGGGTCTTTACGCTTCTTACTTCACAAACTCAGTGTTTGCTCCTCAGCAAATGGATCCAGAACTTGGAGCTATAGGTATTCGACCAGCTTCGCCACAGCTAGATGTTATTGATGCATTCTTCTCTAAGGTATCAGTTTCTCCAGGATTAGGCTTCTGGGAGGCTATGGGAGATCTTATGGCAAACACTGCCGGTGGTGTGATTGTTGGTAACGCTAGCCCGCTATACAAGATCCCTGCTGAGCTTGCGACTGGAACTAAGA